CTCTCTTGTTTATTTTATAAGCTACCTTATGCGCCGAGGATGTTATCCACGCGGAAGATACGGTAGTACTGATTTTGCTTAACTGTTGAAGCTAAGCTGTCCTGTGGAGAGGATGTTACGAATGGGTTTGGTACCATGCCGTAACGAGTCTTGAAGCCAATCTTTGGCTGGAAGGTATCCTCACCAACCGCACGAACCATTGTTAGTGGTACGTATGGGCAGTAGAAGAGGCCAGCATCGTATGGGTTTGTGCCCTTATAGCCGATGTTGACATAGTCAGCCACAGCATATGGGTCAATGTATACGCGCATACGACCGTTCAAAGTACCAGCAAATGTGTTGCCAGTGTCGTCAACGTTCAGAGCAGTGTTCATTGCTGGAGCGTAGTCGAGCATACCTGAAGCGGCAAGTGCTGAAGCTACGTCAGATGAACATACCATGAAGTTACCTTTACCGCGACGTGTTTCTTTCGCGATTGTGTTAGCTTCACGCTCGATCTGTACGATCAGACCTTTGAACTTTTCAACTGACCAACGACCGTCTGCATCTGTCTGCAGGTCGAAGATACCGTTAACAGCTGTATTTGCTGTAGCGGCGCCAGTCTTAGCTTGTGAGTTGATTGAACGAACAACTTCACGGTTGATTTCAGCCATGATTTCTGTTGACAGAATGTTGGCCAACTCAGTTTCGGCATCCAGACCATGGATTGCTTTCAGGTCTTGTGCCAATTCCAAGCTGTATTCTGCTTTCAGGGCGCGTGACTTTGCAGTCACAGTAGCTTTATCGATTGTGAAGCCCATTTCAGCGAACTGCTCACCACCTGTTGCACCAAGTGCTTCAGCTTCTGCAGTTGTGTATGGGTCGATCAGGCTGGCTGGATCAGTACGCTGATCGTCAACTGTTGAGTCAGCGTTAGTGTCTGAAATGCCGTCGAAGCCTGATGGGCCGCCTGCTGGGTATGAAGCTGTTGATGAATCACCTGAGAAGTTAGCAAGTGCTTCGCCGAACAGTGCTTCGTCACCATTAGTGGCACCAGCTTTTGTTGTCTTATAGCGTGACTTCATTGCGAAGATCAGACCAGTTGGACCAGACATTGGCTGAACACCACACATGTCGTATGCCATCAAGTTAGGCATTGCACGACGTACAAGCGCGATCAGTACTGGGTTCCAGTTCTGTACGTTTGCAGTGTTATTGGTTGGTGTTTCTGCAAGCATTTGACCTTCTTCGATCAGTGCCTGCTCTTGGTTTTCCAGAACAGCTGCTGTTACAGCTTTTCTGTGATGATCTTGAATTGTGCCCGCTGACTCAGAGTTCAGTACTGGGGACCACTTCTCGATCAGCTTATCGTAAGATACCATATTTTGCATTTTGGACTCCCAAATTATTTCTTAGTTTTTTCGATTGCTGAAAGATACTGAGCCATAGATCCGACAGACTCAACCATAGGTGCATCACCTTCGGTTGCATCTTCTTCAATATCAGCGGACTCAGATGCTTTTTTGGTAAAGTATGATTCTTTGACAGTGTTCACTTTCTCAGCGAAAGCTTCTTCTGATTCAAATTCCATATCAGCTACCAAAGTCTTGAGTTTTTCGACTTGCGTCTCTGCAAGGCCAGTTGAGTGTTCACGAATTACAGCGTCACGCTTATAGGCGTCAAGCTCTTCAGCCATAGCCATGTTCTTTGTGATCGCTTCGTTGTGCGCTGTTTCCAGCTCTTCAACTTCTGCAGCTAGCTCATCGACTAGGTCAACTTTAGACTCAGGAACTTCGATGTATGATTCTGTGAACAGATCTTTCAGAGAGTTCATGAACTTCTCAGCAATTTCTGTACGCAGACCAGTTTCGATAGCTACCTTGTTGTCTTCCATCCAGGACTCAACTACGTAGTTAAGATAGTTGTCGACCTTTTCAACGAGTTCTGACTTAGTAGTTTCAACTTCTTCAGCCAGTTCTTCGTTGTACTTTTCTTCGAGACGATCAATCTCTTGAGTCAGCTTTGATTTGATAGCTGCTTCAAAGATTGTTGCCGCTTTGTCTTTGAAACCGTCTGACAGTGTAGCTTCTTCAGAGATCAGAGCATTCAGATCTTCTGAGAAATCAACTGCTACTTCGATTTCTTCTTGTTCAGCGATTGCTTCACCTTCAAAAGCTTCAGGTGCAGTACCTGCGGTCAATGTAGCGAGTACGCCTGAAAGCTTTTCTTTCGACATACCTTGCATTGCACCAACTGCAGCTGACATCATGCCAGCCTTAGTCTTAGGCATTGGATCCTGTTTGGTGTTGTCACCTTTACGGGCTGGTGCCTTCTTGGTTACTTCACCTGCTTTATCTGTTGCAGCAACTGACTGAGCTTCGGCGTTTTTAGGATCATGAGTTCCTTCTTCCACAACTTCGTCTGTTACTTCGTCATGGAGTTCAACTTCCTGATCTTCGATTTGATTTTCATCAGTCATAAGATTGACTCCCTATATTTTAGTTTTGAGTAACGAGAGGAAATTCTTAAACTCACGAACCTGTGTCTCATAGAGGTCGGCACGTGGAGCTCTTTTAATTTCAGTCTCCATTTGTTCAATATGTCTAGCTTCGATAATACCGTTGTTCCAAACCCATTCAACACCTTCCATAACCCCATTAACAAAAGCGCTAGGTGCAGATGGATCCTGAACGATATCTACTGCGTTGAGTAGAAAATCGTCTTTGACGATCATCGCGTTATTACCTCGTTCTAAACTTCCCATACCACGAGTCGAGACGCCTAAGTTGACACCGCCATCGAGCAAACCTTGTACGATCTTACCCATTGGAGTTTCCAAAATAGTCGCCTTACCCACAACATCGTTGCCCTTCCATTCGAGCTTTTCGATCTTGTGAGAAACTTTGTCAAGATTAACGGTCGGTCCTTCAGGGTGATTCAATTCACCAACAGCACGTCCTTTTTTCACTTGCTCTGTGTTATATTTGTTCAGAGCACCTTCCATGACGGCTTTAGGATATATACGACCGTTACGATTCTTTTGTTCTGCTTGCATGAAGATACCTTCGATGGCATACTTCTTGTTACCTTTTTCATCGGCTTCAGTAAGCACCTCTAGGTTTTGTTCGGTATATTCTGCAATCAGTTTCATTTCTTTAATACCTTTATAAATTCGGTAGCGGCTTTTTCAGCCTCGGCCTTTGATCTATATCGGTCAAGTCTATCACCATCCACATAAGCAACGAATCCATTTCGTTCCTTGTAAACCATGATCTGGATTCTGCCTAACTTTTTATTGACCATTAGTTGGCCTTCAGGCTTTCTTCCAGTTAATTCCCTTATTTGACCAAAGGTTTTCATTTGTTACCTTTATTTATAAC